AACTACAGTCGTACTAACTGGCAAACTGGCGATGTTGTAGATGAAGTAAAATTAAATAATATTGAAGAACAAGTTGAAAATATTACAAATACATTATTAGACAATGGCACTGCTTCAGTTTTTAGTACCACTAGTAAATATGCCCTACGTGACTTGGTTCTCTATGAAGGATATATTTACAAGTGCGTTGATCCAGTAACTACTGCAGGCGATTGGACTGGAGAAGCGAACTGGGAGAGAACGAATTTAGGAACGGAGTTCGTGAGCTTACGGAATACCGTCGAAACTCGTATGACCGCGGCTGAAACCAGAGTTACCGAGCAAGAGACGACTTTACAACAGGCATATGAGCAAGTGTCGCAGGCGAATGAAAATGCTGCGAATGCAGTATCCGTCATTGAAGCGGCAGATCAACGCTCCGCTTCTGCTGATGCTCATGCCACTAATGCTATATCAATTGCTCAAAATGCTAATACACAATCTTTACAGGCAATTGAAATGGCGAATAATGTTGGTAATGATTCCGCAGAAATAGCAACTAAAGTTGACAAAATTATGAATGACGTAGATGCTACAATGCTTCAAGTGTCACAAAGCCCAGATAGTGCCTTTGTAGAAAATGGTGTTGCCTATTTTACAAGAAACGGCGAAGTTCTCTTCTCTATTACCGGTATTGGTGGTAGTGGAGGAGGCGGAAGCGGTGGTGGAGGCGCCGTAGTCCCAGCTACGATGGAAATGAAAAATACTTCTGGCTGGAATATGACCACTATTGCAAAAGGTGACGATGCAATTATTCATTTTCGTTGGTCTTCAATTGAAAATGAGCTTCCGACTGGGCCTGGCTCTATGCGTGTAGAAGTTAATAAATCTATTCGCATGATTGACAATAACTATCCACAAGGAGACGATTGTCAAGTTAATGTTGGACCATATCTATCTTCTGGCACAAATGCTATAACTATTTATGTAGCGGATGTATATGGTCAAGAGCGGCTTATTCGTTGTACTGTTATCGCCGCAATATTTGAACTTACTTCTTCATTAGATACTTCAACACAATTTACTGGCGCTATCTTAGTGCCATATACGCCTACTGGCGCTACGCAAAAAACCATGCACTTTATTGTGGATGGACATGAAATTGGGACAGTAGTAACAAGCGTATCTGGTAGGCAACAAAGTTATACTATTCCGCAGCAATCTCACGGCGCGCATACCTTGCAAATGTATTTTGAAGGAGAACTTAATGGTCAAGTTGTAAGATCAAATGAATTATATTTTGAAATTACATGCATTGATCCAATGAGTGAAACACCAGTTATTACAAGTTCTTATCAGAATACTGGTGAAAAGCAGTTTGATACTATGAATATATCATATAGCGTATATAATCCAACTGCTCTAAAAACTGATATTGTTATTACAATTGACGGTACTGTTATTACAGAACTTACTGTTGAACGTACAACACAAATATTTAGTCATCGTTGGGAAACCAGCGGCAACCACGTTGTAGCAATTACAACGGGCACTCCAGGGAACTCTGACTATGCCCGTAAGGAATGGACAATTGCTGTTGAAGCCGTTAATATTGATGTCCAAGCAGAAACCGAGGCTTTAGCATTATATATGACTTCTAAGGGTAGATCAAATAGTGAGGCTCTTGAGGCCCGCCAAGAATGGAAATATAATGATATTTCCGCAACTCTAACTGGTTTTAACTGGCGTATTAATGGCTGGATGACAGATGATGATGGCATAACAGTTCTTAGATTAAATGATACCGCACGAGTTACTATTCCTTATCAAATATTTGGTAATGATTTCAAAGCAAACGGAAAAACAATTGAAGTTGAATTTGCTACTCGTGACGTTGTAGACTACGGCGCGACTATTCTTAGTTGTGAAGAAGGCGGCATAGGATTAAAGATTACTCCACAAAATGTATATTTTAATGGCGCGCAAACAAAAATCAGCACTCCTTATAAGGAAAACGAACATCTTCGTGTAGGTATAACAGTAGAAAAGCAATCTGATTATCGTTTAATTACTGTATACATTGAAGGCATTGCTTCAAGCGCTATTAGATATGCTAGCGGCGAAAGATTTAGTCAATTAAATCCTGTCGGTATCACTATTGGATCTGATGTATGCGGAATCGATATTTATAATATCCGCGTATACGATCAGGCGCTTACATCGCGGCAAATGGTTGATAACTGGACTGCAGATACTCAACTTGGTTCTTTGATGCAAGAGCGGTATAATAGAAATCATATTTATAATGAAAATGGTGAAGTTACCCCTAATACTTTACCAAGCAATCTCCCATATATGGTCATTACTGGAACTGAACAACCGCAATATAAGGGTGATAAGAAGATTGTTTCTGGCTATTATGTTGATCCAGTAGATAATTCTAAAAGCTTTACCTTTAAAAATTGTCAAATCAACGTACAAGGTACTTCATCCTCAATTTATTACAGAAAGAATTGGGATATGCAGTACAAGGAAGGATTTGAATTATCAAATGGAACAACGATAGAGAATTATGCTTTACGGAATGGATCAATTCCTTTTAACCGCTTCGTTTTGAAGGCTAATGTTGCTTCCTCTGAAGGCGTGAACAATACGGCTGGTGTTATGCTTTACAACGATCTATGTCCTTATAAAACTCCCGAAATGGAAGAAGATGCTAGGGTTCGTTGGGGCATTGAAGGCGTTCCGATTGTTGTGTTCTGGGAGAATCCTGATACAAATACTTTAGAATTCCTTGGTCAGCATATGTTTAACTTACCAAAACGCGCGCCCGCGCCTTATGGATATGATCCCGATGGAACTGACGAGTCTTGGGAATTTGAACGTAATAACTCTGATAATATGAAATTCAAGAGTTTTGATACTACTTCTCAAACTTGGGATGAAGTTAAGCAAGCATACTATCCAACATGGTATGATGACTGGGAAGCCAGATTCCCTTCTGATGAGTGGCGCAATACAGATAAGTTAGGCGAATTTGTGTTGTGGGTTGCTTCAACCAATAGGGCGGCCGCCACAAATGATGAACTTATTGCTCCTGTAACTTATACGTTATCAACGAGAGCGACTTTGAATAACTATGCGTCAGATGATTCTTATAGTGTAGAAGAGGTCGGTGAAGGCGCGGCGACTCAGTATAAAATTACTTTCACTAAGGACACGCCTGCATATAGACTGACTAAATTCCGCGCAGAAGCATCAAAATATATGGAACTCGAATCTTTTGAATTCTATTATATTTTTACCGAACAACTATTAATGATTGACTCGCGCGCGAAGAACCTATTTATTGGTACTCATGGAAGTCATATTAGCTAAACAAACGGATGATTAGAAGAATTTGACTTTAGCTCAAAATCGAGAGATAATTATAATGAATATAAAAGAAAGGAGGTGACGGAGAGTGGCAGAAAAACAACGCGCAATGGATCGATTAATGGTAGCAGAACCATATGATATGGATACCATGATTGGTACGAACAACTCTGGTGTACTAATGTTCCCGCCCTACCTTGAAGATATAGATACTGTATCTGCAGTTATTTCTGGAGAAGGCGGAAGTGATGCTCCAGTATTCAATGCTCAAGATTCAGTGCTTTGGCAAAATTTAAGAGACGCTTTCCGCGATCAAATTACGACTATGTATCGTAATCTTCGTGCAGGCGATAAATGGAATGCAAAATATATCGCAAATTATTTTGATGAAATGCAATCCAAGTGGCCAGAAGCAATGTTTAATGAGGATGGCCGCACCAAGTATCTAATTCCATTAATTGATCCAGTCACAGTAGATGAAGATACGGGCGAATTAATTCGTACCGATAGATATCTAACTATGCTTCAAGGCTCTAAAGCTATGCAAAGACTTTGGTGGCTTTATAATAGATTTAGATATATGGATAGCAAATATAATACTGGCGACGCGAGTAAAACAATTAACTTGCGTCTATTTAATGGCGGCACTCTGACACTTACTCCTGCAATTGACTTATATGTCGGCGTTAGCTTTGGCGGCGGCACTACACCTGCGTTGAAACGTACTAAAGCAGGGCAATCACAAACATTTGAATATGTAGCGCCCTCTGGTGTTACTGAAATGGAAACATGGATATATTCTGCGGATTTAATTACCGATGTAGGTGATTTGTCTGTATTTTATCCAAATGAAATTGACGTTTCTAGGGCGAGCCGCCTTCGTAGTTTAACTATCGGTAATTTAACGGCGGGTTATTCTAACTCAAATTTAACTACGATTAATGCAAGCAATAACCCATTACTTGAATATATCAATTGCGCCAATTGCCCTCGTCTTGCAATATCTCCAAACCTTGAGAAATCTACAAGATTAAAGGAAGCATATTTTGAAGGCTCTGGCATTACTGGCGTGGAGCTTGCAGATGGTTGTACTATTGAAAAATTACACTTACCAGCGTCAACTACGTCATTAATTCTTACGAATCTTAATAAATTAACTGACTTACAGATCGAAGACATGTCCAACATTACGAGAGTAATGTTGTCAAATATGAGCGTCGATATTATCGATCCAATGGATGTTTTGGATGCCATTCCTGCTGGATCACAAGTATATATTGATGGATTAGATATTACATTAGCCAATGATACTGAGATTCAAGAGTTTATTGATTTACTTGATACAATGCGCGGAGTTACTAGAGAGCGCGGCATAAATGGCGATTGGCTATATCATGATCAAGGAAGCGCTCAGGTTAATGGCACTATTCATGTTAATAGTACAACAGGCGCAATGGCGAAGCAACTAAAGGATAAATATCCTTATATTACATTAGACTTCCAGCATATTACATGTACTGTACGATTCTATAATTATGATGGTACAAGTGTACTACAAACTAAGACTAGTACAGATGGTGCAGCAGTTACTTACACTGGATCTACACCAACTAAACCACAGAGCGCAAGTCATACATTTACGTTTGCTGGGTGGAGCAAGAGCATTGATGGTACTAAGAATGATAATATTCTGAAGAATGTTACGGAAGATAGAGATGTATATCCGGCGTTTACGAGTCAGATTAGGACGTTTACTGTGACGTTCGTTAACTGGGACAATAGTGTGCTTGAAACAAAGACTGGCGTCCAGTATGGTGCGAGTGCAAATTACGCTGGTGCAACACCCGCGAACAATAGTACAGGTGACACCGCAGACTTCGAATTCCTTGGATGGAGTCCGGAGCCTATAAATATTGTAGCGGATACAACTTGTAAGGCACAGTTTAAAGATGTATCAAGCATCGTCTTGCAGTATTTAAGAGGAACTTTAAGAGAATATAACACCGAAGCAAATGATATAATCGGTTCGAACGGACTTTGTGATTTGCCACAACTTACAGCAGTAAGAGGGCCGTTTAAAATAATTAAATCAAGCGCTTTCTACAATTCTGATTCTGTGAAAATTATGGATATCTTAGAGTCTGGAGGTCGAGATTCTAGCAATGCTGAGTTTGCGCTTCCGAAAGGTTTAAAATCGTTAATCTTGCGTCCGGAGCGTGTAATTACAATCCCATTAAACTCTTTCATACAAACTCGTATACGCGCTGGCCGTGGAGCTATCTACGTCCCGC